ATGGATTCTTTCAAGCTGTCCTATGTGTATTTCTTTCCAGTGGCCTTTTTCCCATTTTGGAATATCTATCAATTTAGAAATGATCCAGATATTAAATCTTGGTTATTTAGAAATTTACTTGTCAGTTTTATAGTTATTTTGATCCCACTTTTTCTTACTTTAAGCATGATGATTACTAAGGTTTTATACAAAGATCAGGATAAAAATACAGAATATCGTTCAATAGGTTTGGGTTTGCTATGTTGTACATTTCTAACAGGAAGTAACTATTACCAATTTCAAAAATTTACAGTAGGAACAGACCTATCCATTGACTATTACCGAATGGCCATGATGATGAGTTTTCTAATCGCTTGTTTTATATCAAGCCTGTATTTCACATTAAAATATAAAAAATACTTACAAAAACAATCAGTTGATTTTAATGTAAAAACAATGAGGTTTATGGCGAGTACTGCTATTCCCTTCTTTATATCAGTAACTACTTTTTTTGTTGTTTAAATCATCAAAGTGTTAAACATGTTGGTAAGCAAGATGAATTTACAGTTGAGTAGTTTTCATACTTAACAGTAAGGGTTTCTCTAATTTATAAGTTAAAGGGCGATATTATGAAAAATGGTGAACTGGAAAAGTTATTGACACTACCTGAAATGATTAGTGATCAACATAAAGATAATATTATAAAGTTAAATGAATATAACAATAAGTTAAAAATTTATCTAGTTGAAAACTATTTTAAAAAACCTGATATTTTATTGATTTATTTAAAGAAAATGGGTGCTGAAAAAATAATTAGTATTAGTGAAAATATTGAACTATTGCACAGAATATTCAGTAATATAGTTTTTTTTGATTATTTTAAGGAGAGTGAGCTTTGTGTGGCTGATCTAATTAAAATATTAACTATTTGTAATAATTCATCTGAATACTTTATTAATAGAATTAAAAATGAAGAAGAAATTGTTAATAAAAAAATAAAAAAGCTAGAAGTCATTTTTAAAAGTTTTATAGACAATGCAGAAGAACTTTACGATTTTGAGTTTTGGTTTAATGATAGAGCAATAAAAAATTTAAGTGAGATATTAAATATTATTGCACCTAATAATTTTGATAAAGAAGAGGATTTACTCAACTTAGAAATAGGCGATAAAATAAAATCCCTTGTAGTTTTTGAGAAAATTTTTGAAAATTACTATCAAGATGTAAAAAATATGTATGAAAGTAAAAGAGAATTAAATCCAAATGAAAAAAACATAAATATTAATTATTTTGTTAGGGAACTAAGGAATATTTTTGAATCTAGAAATAAAATAGAAATTCCCAATGAAATTATTTGCGAGCTGGTTTCTCTAATATTCGATAAACAGATGGATGATACTCAATTGAATAATATCCTTAAAAATTCTAATAAAAATATTTCAAATACTAGCTATACATTACAGTTTACAACGAAAGAAACTAATATTGTAGAAACGGAATATATAAAAACCAAAAATTGCTTATAGTTTTTCTTGCACTATGTCAAGGTTATCTAGGCCTATTTTTTTTGTGGGTCTAAGAGCATTACTCTTTTTTTGATTATTTATAAAAATGCATGTATCTACTTTTTACATGAGAAGTGAAATGCTAAAGACAAAAAAAGAAGTCTGCGAATTATTGAGTCTTACACGTGATGGTCTGACAAAGTTACAACAGAAAGATCCATCATTTCCTCGACCTATAAAATTTTCAAAAGAACGTCAAGCTCATGCATATTTTGATATTAAAGAGCTACAGGAGTGGCTTGAGTTAAAAAAATCTGAAAGAGAGGAATATTAAAATGAGTAATATTCTTTTATCTGAATTATCTAAAGATCAATTGATTGAAAAAATTGAAGAATATCCAATTTATGCGTTTCCAAAAATAGTTGCTAATGCGATTCAAAAATCTGCTTATTATCATCATGTTCCTGTTGCAGTCGCGGCTCAAACATATTTAGCTCAAATGTCATTTATCGCACAAAGATTTATTAATGCGCCAAGTGATAAAAAAGAAAATGGACAGCCAGCTAGTCTAGCTGTATTGACAGTTTTTGCGTCAGGCGAAGGAAAAGATGTATGCAAAGATGATGCTGCAAAAATTGCAATCGAAGTCGATAATACGAATATGCAAAGTTATAATGAAGAAATAACAGCATGGAAAATAGCGCATCAAAAAAATAAAGGTGAACGTCCGATTAGTCCTCAATCTATTTTTGTAAGAGCAACCACGCAAGGTGTATTAAAGCATATGAGTATTAGTCCTTCTACAAGTTTTATTTGGAGCACCGGCGAAGGAGGTTATTTATTTGGCGGCTATTCTCTGCAAAGTGATACAAAATCAGATGCTTTAAGCACATTAACAGATTTAGTTGACCGAGGAACAGTAACTACAAACTTAGGAGGTGATGATAGTACTCTTGTTATGAATAAACGTTTTTGTCTAGATATAGCAGTACAAGACGTTGTGGCACGACCATCTCTTGAAAATGAAATGTGCAAAGAACAAGGTTTTTTTGCAAGATTTTTATTTGCTGCGCCTGAATCATTGCCTTTTAAGCAAATCACAAAAGATAATCGTAAATTAAAGTCTTATGATGATAATGATATAAATATGTATTGGAGCTTATGTCGAGAACTGCTTGACCCAATAAATTTAGCTATTGATACAGCTGAAAGACAAGTTATTATGAAAAATGACGAAGCTGACGATATTCATATTGAATATGAAAATTATATTAATTTTGAATCTCAAAAAGATGGTTTATATTATTCTATTCAAGCAAATGCAAAACGAACAAAACAATATGTTTTAAGAGTTGCGGCTATTCTTTCTTTTTTTGAATCTAAAAATATAATTGATGCCAAAATCATGAGAAATGCTATTGATATATGTAAGTATTCTCTAAATCAATGGCTAATATATTATAATAAGGGTGAAAAAACAGATAGTGAAATACTATTTTCGTGGATTAAAGAGCAATATAAACGTGGAAATAAAGTAATTTTAAAATCTAGCATTAATCAAAATGTTAGGAAAGTAAAAACTGCTCAATTAAGAGATGCAGCCCTAAAATACTTAATCGAAGCTGACTATATCAATATAGAAGAAATCGGAAAAAGAGAATATATCTCATTGACTAATAAAGCTCTTGAGAACATCTAAATTGCCTAAAACAACTAAAATATATACATGGTAAGGCTTTGAACGTAGATTGTAATATCTAATGAAGTCTAAATTGTCTAATGCTCAATTTGAGCTTAGACAATTTAGATCATCTTAGACCATAAAATTCAGAATGTAAAACTAGAGTAGGTATAGCGCCAATAAGATTTTAGACAAATAGATCATGTCGCTCTAAGATGCTAAATCATTTTCATCTTTCAACATATCAAGAATAAATAATTTTAATTGAGATACCTTAACTTTGTCAGAAGTCAAAGTATTTAAATTATCGATAACATCAAATTGCTCAGTATCAAAATTAAAATGCTGATCATTTATTAATGCATCCAAATAATCTGCCCAAATTTGCATCATTTTAGATCTTTGTTTCAAATAAAGAGCTTTATTATAAACGCCTTCAACTCCACCAACAGCATGAGCTAAGGCAGTCTCAACATATTCTTTTCTAAAGCCTTTTTCTCTCAAAGTAGTGCTTAAAATATGCCGAAACCCATGCGGAGTCTGGCGTCCTTGGTAACCTAATGACTTTAAGGCTTTATTAAATGTATTATTGGAAATGGGTTGTTTCTTGGTACTTCTGCTAGGAAACAAGAATAAAGAATCACTAGTGATTCTTTTTAGCTCGTTAAGAAGTGATAAGGCTTGTAGTGGTAAAGGGATAATATGCTCTTTCCTTTTTTTCATTCTATGTGCAGGAATAGACCATAGATTTTCCTGAAAATCAAATTCCTCCCATACAGCTTGCCTCATTTCTGATGGGCGGGTACCTAACATAATACTCAATTCTAATCCAATAGCCGTCATTCTATTTGGATATGCTCGTATTTTTTTCAATAATTCTGGCAGCTCTTTTTCTGAAACATGTGGCATATTTTGCTTTTCATGTTTGTCCAAAAATTTTGTAATACCAGTGACTGGATTGTAATCTATACGACCTGTAACTTCTGCAAAATCATAAATCTCTCTGCATAATGTACATAGCCTTTTACCCATTTCAACAATAGGTTTTTTTGTTTTAGGGTGTAATTTTTTTTGAATCGCTTGAAATAACTCTAACCATGCCTTTTTTGTTATTTTTCTATAATCCAGTTTTCCCATGACTGGATAAATATGGTTTTTTAATGCGCCTTCATTTCTAACTCGGACGGAACTGGTCTATGTCGCGGGATAAATTAAGCAGAAATCCTTTTTTGTGGGACGAACTGTTGACTATTAATAACTAATTTAATATTAAAGAATTACTTAAAATTTTGAAAACTCTATTCTCTATCCCAGCAATATCGAGAAAATCTATGGAAATCAAAAAAATCTTCAATTTGATAAGTCAAAAAATGATGGCTGAATTTTATATTTCTGCTGAATTTAATCATCATGGTGTTAAAGGTGATTATAGAGAAGATGCTTTAAAAAATTTTTTAGAAAATGGCAAACTTCCTAAACAATATAAATTAGGAAATGGAGAAATCATTAGTTCATATAGCCAAACTTCAAAGCAAACAGATTTAATTGTCTATGACAACAACAAGAGTATTATATTTCAAGCATCAGATAGTATTCAGATCTATCCAATTGAAACTATTTACGGAATTATTGAAATAAAATCAAAGTTAAGTAAACAAAAACTTAATGAAGGCTTAGAAAATATCAAATCTTTAAAACAAATACATTCACCTTCTTTTATTTCTAAAAAACTAGGGCCAACTTCCACAGTCACATATGGCAATACACCGCCTTTTGGGGTGATCTTTGCGTATGATCTTGGAGGTAATAGTCTTGATTCCCTCGAAGAAAACCTAAGAGAATGGTGCTCTAAGAACCCTGCTTCTGTATGGCCTAATATGATTTGTGTTTTAAATCAGGGGTTAATTTTATTTAGAGAAGGCTTAAAAGACAGACTACATTCTAATGAGATAACGGATGAATGCACAACGATTGGTCTGCATTTCAAGGAGGATTCTTTATTTGAATTTACATCAAGATTAATTTCCCTATGTAGTACAAGAAAGGTCGAGGTATTTGATATAAGCCAATATTCTGATATTGGACTAATTGTAGATGGATTAAGAGTAAAAGGTGTTAGAAGATGGAAACATAAAGATGACCCAAGCAAACAATTTTGCTTGAAACAAGAATTTATTAAAAAAGTATATTCAGAATGTAAAGAACAAATTTCAAGTAAAGAATTATTGATTAAGCGTCTTGGTAATATTTCTGGACTAGAGCAGCTTTATCAAGATACTAATGGATTAGTCTATTTATATAACCCTGAAAATTATAAAGGAATGGCGGATATCCTATCTACTCCTACCCAAAGTAGTGAAAGCATAATTGAAAGGTTACAAAATGAGAAAAATATAGCTAATGGTTTCTTTATGTATATAAATGAGGTTCCTTATTTTGTACCTTATATTTACGTAACGGATGAAGATTTAGAATAGTTTTATCTTCCTACCAAAATACCAATCACTGGAATACATTAATAAACTAATTAAAAAGAAGATTTTTTAAATTTAACTTATGATGAACTCGTCGAGATTATTAGTAAGGCTCGGATGACGGGTCTACAGATGATTTCTATTTTAGGAACAGTTGGTGATTAATGAAACATAGGAAAGTAACTTTATCAGCAGTTTTATTATGGGGCGTAGTTGCTTATGCACTTGCACTTCTTACATATTGTACAATGAAGAGTGTATTAAGTGCTTCAGCAGATAATATTTCTGCTTTTGGCTCTATACTTGGGGCATGTGGTGCATTCTTTGCTGCTTTTGTAGCAACATATTTATTCAATGATTGGAGACTTCAAGCCTCTTTTGATTTAAAAAAACAACATGTAAATGAAATTAGTTATTTATTAGCCCAAAGTTATGACGAACTTCATAAAATGGAAGAAATACTAGAAAATTTGAAAAATGTGAAAGACTATAAAATACTTTATGAAAAATATTATTCATTTAAAGCAAATGATTTAAGAGATGAGTTTTATAGCAAACAACTGAATGTTAAAATGCTTGATAGACTTAATAAAAGTCAAAATGAAATATTTGTTGTTTATGCAAAATACCAGAACCATCTTGTATATTTAGTAGATAACTTTAATCGCATTCAAAAATCATATATTCGATATTATGATAAATTTAATAGCGAAATGGGTAATGCCGAGCGTATACTTATGTTGAATAAGGGGTCATTCCCAAAGTATATACTTCCAAGTGAAAAAAATGCTGAAGAGGTCGGTCTTTTAAATACGCATATCTATCTTCCTATACAATTTGAGAAAGAAGATATATCTTATACTTTTAATAATATATTTGAGTTAATAAAAAAGCTAAGTGAAATATATAAAGATCTTGAAGCTAAAGTTCTTGACTCAATTGACCTTACAAAAAATGATTAGCCCTCGTCAAATGGCTTTTAAACGAATACCTACACTCAAAATGAGGAAATTCATTGATAGTATAAATGATGAAGCTCTAAAAGCCTCTTTAAAAACAGTCTACGATGCAGAAATAAATAATTAATAAAAAAGCCCTGAATATTCAGGGCTTTTTTTAAAGTGCTTTAACGCAAATAGATACGTTTACGTTGCTATTTATTGTATGGGCCGTACAGCCACATAAAAGAAAGCTCAGTAACAGTAACTTCATTAGGCTTCCAAAACCCTAGTAGCTGTTACGCCTTTTAATTGTGGCAATGTATAACGCTTACTTGCTGGTTGAGGAGTACGTCCATACCAACGGAACTCTTGGAAATCTGAATCACTATAGAGTGCGTAACACACTTTATTTGATTGATTACCACCAAGACAAACAAGTTTTCCAGTGGTCTTATCACGTCCTACGACAAAACAAACATGGCCTCCACCTTTACGGGTTTTAATAGCAACACAACCATAAGCAGGTTTTGTTAGTTTTGCGCCGTAATTCACGTAATCCAATGCACGGTACCAATGCTTAGGATAAGCAATTCCTGCTGCTTTCAAGCAATGAGCAACAAAAGTTCCACACCACGCAGTTTCATCATCCGCCCACCAAGCTTTAAGCTCTTTTAACCATTTCAAAATAGTTGGATTGTGCTGTTTACCTGGTATTTCTTGCAGACCAATATGTTTTTTTGCTTCAGCTATCCAAGCTAATTCATCAGGCTTTGTTGGTGTTGGGATATTCAATAAAGAATTGATCCCTACTAACTGGCCTGTTAATTGCGGGCCATTAAGTCGCGGCTGAGAAATTTTCTTACCGATCCATGAAAGACCAAGCATTAAAGTACCAGTTACAAATGCATGATACTTTTCAGGGATAACCTCATAATCAACACCCCATTGAAGTGCTGGCAACAAAATTAGCATGATGAATGCACCAATTGTCGGTAGCTTGACAGAAAGGTACTGCCAAGCATTATTTTCAATAAACTTCATTCATCTTTCCTTTTTCGTAAACTATCTTGCTCTAAGACTTTGATTCGTAACTCGCTTTCTTTTTCACGTAATTCACTTTCTTTACGTTCTCTGCGATCACGTCTCCACTGAAAAATGAAACTTATGAATAGGCCAACAACAGCCACTATTGCACCTGTATAGCTCAACCAATTAATTGAAGTTAAAGAACCAAAAGCACTTGCTAAACCACTCCAGAAAGTAGTTTTATTAGCAAAAGTTGTGACAGTGACTTCAATTGCCTGATGATCAGACATGACCTATTCCCCACGTTTCATTTGTGGTTATTTTTGCAAGTGTTGTTGTTCTAATTGGAGTAAGGTTCCAAACACAAAGCACGAAAAAAAAGCCCGAATTATTCAGACTTTTCTATGTGCAAACTATCTGCCTCTACTTGCTAGGGCATTTAATCCCTTAATGACTTCTTGACCTAATTTTAAGAATACGTTGTGACGTTCAATTTCGTTTTCTAAATACTTCTTGCGGTTTTCCCATGCTGATGAATTGAAGTAAGTACTTTCAAAACTCAAAGGCATTTTTAAAGCATCTGATAAAGGCATTGGGCAGTTTTCAGAAATACTACTTGCAGTATCAAGCAAAAGATCGGTCCAACTCTTTGATGATTCCTGTAAAGACGGAAGCGGTGCGAAATCGTGCAGGCGCGTCATCTGCACCTCTTTCCACTAAAATACCGTGGTTATCAACGCTTAACCGTAAATGAGTAAATAACTCATTGTTTAAATTATTAAAGTCTTGATAGCACAAATCAAAATCACTAGCTGGCATTTTCTTAATGAAATCTAGCCGCTGCTTAAATTGTTCTTCAAATAATTGAGGGTTTGTTCTATCCGGCAATAAAGCTAAGTGTTCATGATTAGAATAACTCAACTGAAAAGCCATCATGCAGGCAATCCATTCAGCGACGTTCTTACAATTTGCCTCTAAGAACTCCACTTCCATTCCAATAAGCTGTCTAACTGTAATTCCATTTTGAGTAGTTTCAGTTTTCCAATTATTTTCTGATTGAAGGAAAACTTTAGACCAGTCAGTGTTCACCTCCAACATAGTATTACTTTGTTTTTCAAGATATTTAAGCAGCAATAAATACCGTTCCTGAATTGATAAAAGTAAAGGATCCACATTGTCTAATGCTGATTTCAGAAAAGCTGAAAGTCTTTTTTCATTAAAATTTGGAGCAATGATAGATATTTTGAGACATTGCTCAAAACTAAGCTCTTGCATTTGGAAGGTATTTTCACCAACGTACACACGATCAAAAGTAATCATTAGTTGCCTCCATATAATGAGTAAATATCCTTTGAGTCCCATGCAGTTCGACTCATTAAACTAATATTGACAGCTAAACTTAACCGGTTACCTTTTTCATCAATTGGCGCGACTATTGGTGCTGAAACACTTTCAAGAATAAAGGGTTTATAAGTTTTGCCATGAGTAGTGAGAGATACGAAAGGTGGGATAACCCCTGAAAACAAGCCTTCTAAGGTTGTATTTGAATCATTAACGACATTTTGCAGCGTAGAATCAGACGATAATGATACTGGTACGCTCCAAGCCTCCAACTGCATGATCTTGTCTTCAACTTCGGATTTTGCATCACTAAAGGCCAAGAAAAAGATTGATAAATTAAGACGTACTGATGATGTAGATAGGAATACTTGAGTTGTATTCACTTTAGTTAAATTTGTTCGCCCTTCAACGCTCTTAAGTGCATTTTCAGCCGTTGCTAAAGGTCCTGATGCCATATCACTTAATGCTGAAATGAATGGTGAATTCTCACCTAACGTTGCTGCAGCTTGAAGCATTTGCCCAGTTTGCAAGTTAGCCATCAACATTGGCATCTTTAGTTCTGGATTGCTATTTTCAAATGGAGTTTGCCATTGGCTCTCAATACTTTTATCACCGTCAGTCAACAAAGCACGAATTACTGGTGAGGCTACTGGGTTACCATCTTTATCACAAAGTGAGAATTCAGCATATTTATGCTTTGAAATTGAGCCATAGAAAGGATCTGATTCAGTACTGGGCAACTTTGTTTTAGCTGTATTAACAGCTGGTGCATATGCTAAAGCTTTGGACATGTTTAAGTACTAATTCATAACAAATAAGCTATTATTAAATAAAAAATATGGACACTTATTAGCTTAGTTCCAGCATTAAAAACTGATAAGAAAGTATTGAAAATACAATAATTACTAATTTTAATATCAAGTTGATTGTGAGCAATTTTTTAGTATGATGGAAATGCGAATATTTATTTATGCTATTGTTTGAGAAATAAAAAATGTTAGATTTATTCACCCCAATTGTTGAGTCTGAAAAACAACATTATATTTTTAAAATTTTATCAAATGAAACAATGTATGCTGAAAGGAATGTAATATTAGATTGGGCTGATGGATTTGTAGATAGAGATAATAAATTTGTAAAAGAATTCCAAACTACTTTTGAATCTTCTTTGATGGAATTATATCTAAATAAAATCCTGAAATCAGAAAATATTGATATAGACTATAAACATAATGCACCTGACTTTGTGTGCAACAAAAATGGTTCATCTTTTTGTATTGAAGCGACTATTGCAAATCCTGAAAAAGATGGGCAGCCAGCCTATGGTTTTACAGAAGACTATTTAAATTTTGATATTGACTTTAAAGAGTTCAATAGGAAATCAATTATTAGAATTGCTAATTCTATTGTCACTAAATCTCAAAAATATACAAGATCTTATTGTAAATACCCGCATGTAATCGGTAAACCTTTTATTTTAGGTCTTAATTCCTTTGATCGTCCTCATTCCCATTTTATAGGACACCGCGGTTTAATGGCAGTCCTCTATGGAATTTATTTTAATGAAGAAAGGGCTGTTTCAGAAGAACTTTCCTATATTCCAAGAGAAAGAATGGATTTTATTGAGAAAGATAATGGAGCATCAATTCAACTCGGTTTTTTTACAACTTCGGAGTACGAGCACATTAGTGGCGTAATTTATAATCCATATGCTAACTGGGGGAAAGTCCAAGCATTAGCTGAATTATCTGAAGCAAATAAATATACATATTTTAATGCGCTTTACACTAGGGATGAAGTAAATGAGGAAACGTTAACCCCAGATATCCGTCAAGGTATTCCTAAAGAAGAATATTCTGAATCGATCTTTGATGGTATGTATATTTTTCATAATCCTCATGCTAAATATCCAATTCCTAAATTTTTATTTAACCATCCTAAAATTGCTCATTTCAGTTTGGATAAAGCCGGGAATATTATTGAAAGAATTAGTGGTAAATTTTTACTTTCACGAAGTTTAATAGGTGCACGTGTAAGTTCAATGTTTCCCAAATAAAGAGAAATTCAAAGACATAATATTTATAAATTTAATTTTGCTGTATCCAACAATCCATAAAAAATACGCTCATCAAGAGCGTATTTTTATTACTTATATTAAGCAGCTAGATTAATATTATTCTCTTGCTCAAATTCATCAATCTTCTTAATAATTTCAGCAGACTTGTTATATGGCATAACAATCTCATCAAACTCATTTACTTCTGAACCCCAGAATTTGAGCATGATATTCTTAATCTGAGGTTTATCCACGCCGTCGCCATTGAATACATACTTGCTACGTTCAGTTCTGACATATAGTTGGTACTTAGCAAGCTGCTCATCAATACGTAGTTTTCTAGGAGGCATTGCGATATCACGAATTTCTGAAAAGAGGTCTTCAACACTTGTAAGGTGCGTAAAGTCTAATTCTCGTGTTATTGGAACATCATTAGAGCCTGCATGTTTTTCAATAATGATGATGCGAGTTGAAACGGCGGTACCAGCATTTTTAAAGGTTGATTGAGGTAACCAGATTTCAGCTGTCAGAATTGCACCAGGTGTGCTTTCAATAAATTCGTCCACTTTAGAATCCATTGAACCACGTGGTACCAAGGCCACAATCCGACCACCATCATAAAGATGACCAAAAGCCTTCTTGATATGTTGAATTGCCAAAGTGCCAGCATGACCAAATGGCGGATTCATCACAATCGCATGGTACTTATTCAATGATTCTAAAGATTCGAATGTATCAACAATTACTTTAGCACCTGTATTTGCCATTTGAGCACGACTAGCTAAAGACTCAGTCGGTTCAATCATTGTCAACTCTACATCCTGCGGAACAAAACGACCAATAGCTCCATCACCAGCACTAGGCTCAAGTACAGAATCGCCAGTGTGTACCCCTGCCCATTCAATCATTTTGAACCCTAGAGGTTCAGGCGTTGCATACCATTCCTTACCTTCGCGGTTATCACGACTTTCAGAACGTTTACCTTTGGCATAATAGAATGTTAGTGCTTGATCAAATGGGGTTAACTTAGCAATACGGGCATTTTCTTCATCATATGCTTTACCGCCAATACCATCATTTAGACTTGGCTCTTCATATTTAGCTTCTTCATAAGCCTGAATTAAAGCTTCTTTGATACTTACTACAGCATCAGCACCTTTTGCAAAGTTATCTACTGTTTCTGCGCGTCCAGCAATCGTGTCTGCAAATGCAGCCCGTTCCCATGCAGTACCAGTAGTCAAGTATCTCTGAATAGCATTTGATGCTTGTCCGGTTCGATAGATACGCCCTTCCGTCTGTCTCAACTTGGCTGGCTTTGTTGGTTGACCAATATTAATGAGTACTCGCTGGTGTTTACCAGTTGTATCATGCAAGCTAATCCCAGTAGAACCAGCATCTGACTGCAGAATGAGAATATCGTGCCCGCTATCATCAGTATTAAATAACGCTACATTAGTTTCACGTTGTTGCTTTGAAAGACGGCCATTAAATAAAAGAGCATTAGGAAATGCATTCTTTAAAGTTTCAACAGGTGAATCATAATCAAGATTGAGATTTACTAGATCCGGTCTATTTTCTTTGAATGCATTATATTCAAGCTCAATATCTTCTCTAAGTGGGCTTTCATATTTTTCGATATCAAGCTTACTAATCAAGAAAGGTGCAAAACCACCGCCCTCGTTATAGTCATGAAAAATTACTACTTTACGACCTAATGCTAAGTGCTTTTTCACCATATCAACACAAGCTTCAGCTTTAATAGCTTCTAACAAACGGCGTCTTGCTAAGTAATCAAAGCGTTTTGCAATAATTTCGTATATGTTTTTAAATCGGTTGCCAGTGAATAGCCGATCATATTCTTGCATAGAGGCATGACGTCCCCAGCCTGTTGTTGGTTTACCAGTTTGAGCAGCCCATTCTTCAAAAGTTCGTGTTTTGTGCCCTTCTATTTCTTTATAACCATTGCGAAGATAAGTTAAACCTTCATCAATAAGTTCACCAACACGAGAGCCAATTAGAATGAATTTACGATCATAGTCAAAATTTACTTCTAAATCCCGCCCACAATCGCGCCGTCTCCGTGACTGACATAACTATGGATTACTGGACGTTCTTCATTACCATTTTCAAAGAAGACATAGACGTCTTCCCCATCCACAATTTGAATTTCTGTATCTAAATCACTATCGCCGACTGGATAAGCAAAAGTTGCTGCAATGCCTTCACTCGCGCCATCAGTTAAACCATGAATGTGTACTTGTGCAGTACGACCTTTTGCGTTGTAACTTAAAATCTTTGCACGTTTTAAACCATTCATATATTTGACCTACAAATTAGCAATCCAGAACTTTGATGAAGTCCCCATTGATCCCCCGATTGCGCCTGTATCTATATGATGTGCAGCAGTTAAAACGACATACTTCTTACTATCTATTTCGAATATATCGCCTGCATTCCAGTTCAAATTTAGTGGTCTAATAATGGTCCCGCGCATGATCAAAACTTTTTCCAAGTTTTTGACTTGTCGGGCATCTAAACCAGCTCTTTGCGTAACAGTGTGGCCTGGGGTTATTGAGTCATCACCAACAACCGTTGAACCGTTATTCTCAACTGTGACAAAAGATGATTTTTGCATCAGTTCCAAAGGTTTACTGGATATCCAAACGACACTGCTAGGATCTAGTTTTGAGATAGGTTCCTTTTTGAAGAAAGAATCAATTTTTTGAGCAGACACTTTATTATTTTGAAAGCAAATTACTGCCGCTTCTTGCTGAAGATAATGAGCCAAGCGCTGTGTAGGCATGCTACCCTTTAAACAAACAAATTTAGGCAAAGGTAAATCACTGCCCAGACTGATCGTTGCACCACAAGCTCGAATTACTGAATTAAAAGAAGTTTCATTACTAATAACTGCTTGCTTTGAATATTCGATAAGTCTTTTACAACCAGCCAAAATGCCAATACATGAGATGCCACCAATTCGCCGATCTTGTTTAATAGTCTGAGTTTTTAAAGGGGTGACTTTGATAAGTTCGAAAGGATGAGATATGTCATTTACAGTAAGTTGCTCCCCTTCTTTTAAAAGGGAGTCTAATTCAATAGTAGATTGAACTGTGAACTCAATGGATGCGGGGATAGGTACGAGATCAGTTCTTAAAGTTGCACTAATCAGTTCAGACGCTGGAATAATTTTACCCGCAGATACAATGGTGATTTGCATTAACGGTTCCCCAAGTTAAAATTAAAACTCATAGGGGCCATACAAAACGCAAGTTTAGGCAAAGCGTCTTTCTTTTCGTTATAGATCTGTTGAGCTTCCGAGACAGATAATCCATAACTTTCGACACCGAGCCCACGGGTCGCCTCAACCAATCTCGCTTGCAATAGATCACAATGAGCTTTTACTAAAGGCAAAATGATTACGTACTCATCCCCATTAAGTTCAATGGTTTCATTCAGTTCAATACTGGTAATTGCTTTAGCTTGACAATCTAATGTCGCCCAGCCCGCATAAGTTTTTGTCTCTTCAATAAATGCCTTTACGATATCCTCAAGCAAAATTGAATAACCTGTTAACTGATATTCTTTGTAGAGTTCTTCTGAAAGTTGCTGGATAGAACCAGCAACTACAGCATACCCTTCTGACTCAGATAATAACTTCATTGCCATCACCCAAATAGATTGCCCAGTTGACGACCAACGCCTTGCACTGCATTTGCAAGATTAGTTGCCTGTTGAGCAGTATTGATCACTTGCTGAACTCGATTAACAAGATCAGCTGTACCATCAATTTGTTTTTTACCTGGTTGAACACTACCGTTGGTACCAATATTGGCAAAGCTACCAAAGTAGTTATAGTCAATTGGGCAAGAGACAGTCATAACTTGAGATCGGCTATCAGAATCATATTCAGCTGACTCAAAGCGTATAGCGCAGTTTTCAAGTGCATAAGAACGGGTAAAACTGCCTAAACGGCCATCATAGTAATCTCCATTGATGATGCCCCCACTAGCTACGACATATTCAGCAAGTAGTTGATCATGTCCTGCTTCAGTTACTAGGATTTGAAGGTTGCCTGTGTAATGGGTTTTCGGGGGACCAGCAACAATTCCTGTAAAACCACCCGCATATTGAACTTCTGCTGGATCTTCATTACTCACAATCGGACGTGGGCAACTTTTAAATAAGAAGCGAAGATCTTCCATGCCACGAGGAACAAACATCCCCTGACACGCTAATAAGGGTGAACCAAGTTGCTGTAGAGCAATGTAATCTTGTTTAAGCTGATTTAGTAAAATCGGATTAGATTGTTGCATATTTCTGATGCTCAATAGCTATAATATGCCCCAAGATTAAAAGGTTATTTCCACTTAAAATTTGATTGGTTCCATAAAAAAAGCCACCCTATAAGGTAGCTTTTTTAATCTGCTTTTTATCCAATATTTGGTGGTACTCGCAGAACCTGCAATGAAGGTACACCCCGATCTAGTGCATCTTGGACACAACGATAATCGGGGTTATTTGGTTCATAACCGAGTTCACCGCGAATATTTCCTTTATGGATCGTCATAGGCGCATCAAAACGCCCACGCATAAAACGACCAATAATAATTGTGTCAGTTAATGATTGATTGGTCTTTGTTTCTGTTTTATCAGTTTTTTTCTGATATTGAATACCAGGCGCTTCACCTATGATTTGAGTTGTATTCATTAGTATTTCCTTAATTAAATGGATTATAGGTAAAGCCAAAAAATGACCTTACCTATGAGTAATTAGTAAATACCTAAGCGTTTACCTTTTTTGAATGAACGTAAACGCTTGTTGATTGCATTCGCAGTAAAAGCATGAAGTCGAGCTTTTTTCATACCAGCTTTTTGTGCTGCAGTTAAACGGACCTTTTGTCCAGGTAATCGTTTATTCACAACGGTTTTGACACCTTGACGAATAGCCAACACACCACGGTAGTGAATTTTTCGTCCATTTACTTTCCGTTGGCTAAATGCTCCATTTCGAGCTTTAATTTTTTTAGCCATTGAATCAAAACCTTCTTCAGTTTCATCCGCTTCACCGAAAATAAACTCTCGAACGAGTTCTTCAAGTTCTGGGCCATCGTCTGGCATATTAGCAAGAACTGTATTGGCTGCTGCTTCTAACGCCGCATCAGCAACTTCTGTATCATCACTAAAGATCTCTTCAATATCAGAAGCGTCAACGCCAAATGTTAAGAAAGCATCGGAAAGAGACGCCATCAAAGCGTTTTCATAGATACCTTCTTCATCATCTGCACCATCTAATGCATCGACAATTAATGCGTCTAAATGATCAACGCCCAGTTCACCTTCTTCAAGCTTACCTTCACTGATTGTATCTACCGTATCGGATAGAATGTTCAGAGCAATTTGTCGTACTTGTTCAATCACAGATTGCTGTTCTCGATCAGTACTTGAAACCTTACTTACAACGGTAGAAATATTCTCCGCTGCTGAATCAAAAGCACGTAAAGTTAATGGTTTTTCAGTAGTGGGTCCGAATGGATTCATCTTGATAGATCCTTAAAATTATTTAACTAAAACGTCGTCATCAAAAATTGCGGCACGAGTTGTACCAACAACTCCATGGGCTAAATAGAGTCGTACACGCTCATATGGATAGTCTTTGTCAGGTATTAAACTGAACTCAAAAGGTTTACCCCCTAGATCTTCAGCCGGTTGTAACCAACCGGTTGTCTCACTAGAAGCGCCCTCTAAAAACTCTTGAATGTCATCACCAGCTTTTTTGATATAGTCCGGTGTAGCTTGGAACATATAAGTCCGCAGGATCTCGATACATTTATTCGTAACCCGAGCCGAAATCTCCGCGGCGGGAACTAAACGCAAAGCACTATTTTTGCTTTGGTATTGCGTAAGCACATCACTTAATACAAATAATGTAGTTTCAAACTTAACTGGGCGAACTACATTTACTTTAGCCTTAGCCAACATTTCTTGAGTCTGTTCATCTTCAAGATCAGTATTCGGCATCTGGCTTAAGTTTTTTGCTGTAAAGGGATAATCTTTCCAAGCTACTGCATTTTTTAACGGCGCAAAGCCTTGTTTATTTAACTTTGCATTACGTAATAATTTATCGCCGATGTAATGGCCCAAATAATAAGCTGGTACCTTTCGACCTCTTAGCGTGACAGCATCAGATGGGCGGCAAAGGTTCGGGCTCCAAATGAATTGAACAAACTGAGATTGAGCATCTACGCTTGTCGCAAATTGAGCTGCTTGCTCAGCTGTAAAAGTTGGGTTGATTTCAGCATCCAAAGGAATACGTAATTTTGTAGCTGCACGTTGAGCCGCAACATAAATTGGTAAATCATGAGGATTTGGTAAAGTCAGATATGCTGGTGTGCTTAATTGGCTTGTCAGAATTTTATATAGTTCATCTGGTTTAAATGACGGTAACGATTCGTCTTCCAATGCCAACGTTTTTGATGCACGACCTAAGCTATTTGATTCGTTATAAGCATTAGATTTGAGAATTGCTTGTAACGCATCAATACCTAACGATAAATCAAATCGCTCGAAATATTCTTTCGCATCAGCTACAGCGACAATAGAAGCAGAATTTTCAATGTCTCCATCTACTAATCCCTGAACAGTAACAATTTGATCACCTGTTACCGCATCACGTATTTCCAAACGCATAGAAATATCTGCAGGACCGCGTGGGCTAGTTACTTTCGCAAAAAAGGCCACATTGATTTCTGTATTTGCAAGATAACTGTGAGTATCAAATTCCAGTTTTAGTGATGGGCTGGCCCCTGCAACAAGGGATAGCTCACCTGTACTTGATAGAGCAAGTATATTCATTACATTACACGCCCAAGGCTATTTGTTTTAAGTATTTTGAGCCGTTGGCATTTTTGATTTTCTGGCTAGTTCCAATGTAAAAAAAACCACTCGAAAGTGGTTTTTCATTTCCTAAATTTTATAATCCGCTAGCAGGTTCTGTAGGCTCTTCTGCCTCAGTAGGTACAATTTGAAGTACATTACCTTTCAAGCCATTAATTTGATCTAGGTTATCTAGCAATTGTTTATGAGCTTCGTCACCGATCAAAGTGAATGTGACCTTTTGACCAGCTTGTACCAAAACTTGTGTAAATGGTTCGGCAATGTCACTTAAACCTTTATTTTGAAGTGTAATACTTCGTTCAGTTGGTTGATCACCTACAGCATCCATAATTGGGTTCGTGCCATCAATAATGAAAATAGTCATCTTGTTACTCAACAGTTAGATTCTTACCAAGCCCCTTCAACTGACGTAAGTTTTCCAGTACTTGATGTTTAAATGTTTGGTTATGACACGTAATACTTGCTGTTTTACCTGCCTCAATAGCAACACGTGATAACGGTTCTAAAACTGTTGAAAATCCGTTATTAGTAATTTTAATAACTAGCGGATCCACGCTACTCCCACCTGATACTGTTAACAAATCCGTAATGGGAGTATTAACTTTAGAAGTATCAGTTTCTTTAAGGACATGATCCGATTCATTCCCCACATCATCACCAGACTTACCACCATTTGAATCTAGATCATTTGAAGGTTTGACAGAATCATTCGATGTTTCAGTTGGATTTCCATTTTCTTGAGTATTGGACTCTTCATTATCTGAATCGCCATTTTTCAAATCAGTAGGTTTATTACCTTCATCTTGAGATGCGCCGTCTTCAGGACCTTGGCTATTTAACAAATCACCTTGGTCTGAAGCTTTTTCATCACCAGCTTGGGTATTCTGTGTTTCTGTAGTTTTATTGGTTTTATTACGTGTGTTTTTTTGTTTAGTAGTCGCTTGTTCGTCAGTTGAAGCTAAAGTTTCGTCAGTGTTTTGTGTTGCAGCAGCCATGAGATTTTCCTTTCAATAAATAGGGTAAAAAGGCGCATCGAAATGCGCCCTTATCTGTTTTACTTACGAATTTTTGAGAGATGGCATATTGATACAGTGGATGACATAGCTTTGATCAGCATAACGTTCTAACGGGTTCATTTCGGCTGCTTGAGCACCGATTAAAGTAAGTACTGATTCACGCGCATCTGGTCGAGTTTCAATAACTGAAAGAGGCGTTTGAATAAAGCCAACGAACGGCGCACGAATTGGCTCATTACCACGACCAACTAAAAGCATATCAAACGCTGTATCTGCTTCAGCTACAAGCTCTTGTGCTGTCGGTGCGTGGTAAACGTTTGTACCATCTGCAAGAGTACCAATACGGACAATTTGACCATAACCAGCAGTGTATCCGGTTTTAACTGGCATCTTGTCGCTTGACAGTTGATTAAAGAATACTGACCCAGTATCGCCAACATATAAGTCAAATGCTACGGTAGAGCCACCAGTACGTTGGTTAATATCCAATTTGGCCGCTGCAATAAATTTATTTACTTCCGCAAACAAGTCACCTGAAGTATTAAATGCAGCTGCTAATTTTCCAGTCACACCACGAGAAGCATCAAAAGTAACTTCACGAGCGGAGTATTCAGCTAAATCTTTTGCTTCACCTAATAAACGTACAGTTTGTTCTAAGAAGATTTTACCTTGAACAATTGCTAAAGCCTGACCCAGAAAACCAAGCTTAAGTTCGTTAGTTAACTGAGATTGTAATAGTGTTGAAGCTGTTACCCGTGCCATGATAGGTGACGCAATCAATGTTTCATATTCAGGTTCGAAATCAACACCAACTGGGGTTAATAGATAGTTATCATTACCATCACGCGCATCAAAATCCGCCACAAGATGAACTTCAATTTTCGCACCAACTGGTAATGCTTCATTTAATGTCACGCTAATTTTGCTAGCTGAAATGTCAATTTCGCTACCAACTACACGATATTCAACGCCGTTTACTACTACGTCTTTCTCAGCAATAGCAGAAATCTTGCCTGAAAATTTTGATTTACTGCGATTTCGAGTATGCGCAACTTCTTTACCATTGATCTTAATAGATACATTACCCGCAATAAATGGCAATAAACTCGCTTTGGAATCAGGTGTTTTAGCCTTGAAGTCTTCATAACCTGTTCGTGCAGTCACAGTATAAGTTGTACCTGCGCCACCATTAGACAATGCAAAACGGAATCGTCCTTCAACATAAGGCTTAGAAGCATTTGCACCATCTAAGTATTCTGATTTCTTCATTGCACCAAAATCACGGTTGGTGATAAAGCGAATAGATACAATCGGTACTTCATTTGAGCTATTAGAGTTGGGAATCATAGCAACGATAGGTGTTGCATAAGCGATAACGTTGGCGATAGTAGCAACTGTAATTGCTGGAACGATGCTTACAGATTCATGATGCTGGTGATTTACATCATCAAAACCAGATTCATTAATACTATCGTAATAGCTAAGGGTCTCAGCAGGCAAAGCAGATGCTTGTTTCGCACCACTTAAACCAGCAGATAATGCAGCTGCAATGATTGAAGGATGTGGTAATTCACCCCCATGGCGTGCTTGATATTGTGATACCCCAAACATCACAGCTTTATCAACTTCTGGCGCATAATCCATGCCAATTGAATCAAAAATTGCTTTTAATACTTCTGGGTAATCTTCTGCAGCTGTTTGAGCACTATCAAACCCATTTTCAAGCTCATCAGGACTTTTGAAATAGTAATTTCGGCACTGAACAGTAGCTAGTTGTTGAGCATCATACTTTTTACGAATTTCTTCTGTTAACACAGTCATTTTAAACCAGCCTTTGGCTTTCTATGTAAGATGCAGAAAGTCTGACATGGCCTATTTTTACTAAAGCTGGTCGGTTCCAAACATAAAAAAGTCCCCAAAATTGAGGACAAAGAAAATGTAGCTAAAGGACCATCTCAGCCCTTTATTGAGCTGGGCTTCAAAATCAGCTTGCGTTAATGTCATATGTCTCACCTGTTACTGATTTACCCAATCGGTCTGCTACTTGGTTAAGATCTATATTCACATTCATGATGCTTAAATGAATATGAACCGTCTCAAATCCTTCGGTTTGTGAATACAGGGCTAATTGGTCAGAGTTAAGCTCAGATAATATTGGTAGATCCTTTTTCATCTTAATAAGAAAACTATCTGCCACCCTCGAGTCTAAAGGTGCCATTAGCAAATCATAAAGAGGTGCACCAAAGTCAGAACCATACTTCCCATTAACCGGATGATTAAGCCAGTACTCAACCATGTCTAAAATTGTTTTAGATGTGATCATTAGGAAGTTGCTCTATTACTGAAAATCATCAAAAGCTTTACTAGTATTGCAGTGCCGATCTGGTAAGTTGAAAAAATGGTGAAATAGATTATGAATATCCATAATGAAACGCTTAATGCATCAAAATATGAAGCAACGTTATAGATTCGCCAATCAACAAGAATAATAGTGATCAATACACATGCCATACTTATGAAATACATATATCTGATTTCTTTAAATAAGAGGCTTATAGGCACATGACGGAATTGTTTAATATACGCAGCTTTATTCTTGCTATTCCATCCTGTAACAACGGAAAGATAAGCTAAAAATGCAAGAATTAAGACAATATCAATACCGATTTGAATTTGCATAAAAAACACCCTTAATAAGAACTATATTAAGGGTATTGCTTTTGTATATATGTAAGCGTGAATGGTTCCATATTTGAAAATAAGAAATGCATGGATTATTATATATACAAAGCCCGCTCCACTTATGACACGAGAACGTATAGGGTCATAAGTGTAGGTTAGAAGATGTCGCAACCCATCTCTAACTACCGGGCTTTTTTTAATGCACTTCAAAAGCTGTAAGCAGCCATGCATTACTACCTTCTCGCTTAATCAATGACGCTTCATGCGAATTAAATACAATATTTATTCTTGTAGATAATCCACGTTCTGTACGCCGTTGTGTACTACCTTGAGCGATTGTTTGCACAATAGTATCCACAAGCATATGCACAACTTCATCATATGTCATGCCATCACTTTCCATACGGCGCTTGATAATATGCTTAATGCCCTGTTTATCACTGCCATACTCAAAATCCACCCAGCCTAGATCATTACGATACATAGCTCTATGCACTGTGGTTTTTTCCATAATGGCTTTGTTCATTGCAGCTTTACCACGTGTGATATTTGCTGTAACTGATTTGATTGGACTCGCACTATCAAATTCAGGCTTTCCCAGTTCGGATTGACCAGCCTCCGAACTTATACCAAGTTGTTGCTTAGCATGTTCAATTTGTTCCTTCAGTTGGTCACGCTGAGCGGTTTGTTTTGCTAAATCTTCATCTAGCTTTTGTTCTTGTTCTTGTACTTCTTTAATTTTCTGATCTACAGAAGTACGGCGCGGCGGCAAACTGACTTTATCCCGTTTATTTTGTTCTTGAATCTTTGATTGTGCTTCACGGATAAGTTTAGCTACACAACTCACGGCGTTTTCAAATGTTGGCTTATAGTCATCACTAAAATCTCCTGATAGCACAATTACTTTGTCGTTCAGTTCGGCCTTGACCACATCTGCTAAAGCACGAACATAAAGTGTTAGCGTAGCGCCACCTGAAAAGAAAAATGCAACTGGTAAAACGCTAACACCAGCAACACGCTTAATTTTGCGAAATTCTGGTGTAACAATCGTTTGGCCTGTTGCTTTTTCTAAAGCCGATTGGATCTTTTTAATGTATGGAGTAGTAGCTGTTACAGCTGCAAGATTAAGACTGCCCATGAAAAATAACCTCATTAAAATGTGATTATTTTGCGATTAATCAAATTTATGAGGTCAATGAGGTTCCATAATAAACTTTAATAAATTTAATTATTGAAAATATTTTAGAGATCTAAGAATATCTTTGATAAATTAAAAATTTGAGTAATATGCATGCTACAAATCTGTACAGGTAAATTATTTTCTAAAGATATTGAATATAGAAATAATTTAAAGGGAATTATTTATACAAATTTAAAATTATTACGAGATGAAAAAATTCAAACTAAAGCTGGCTCAATAGTTTACGCTGAGAATGCAAGTAGTCCAAATACAGTAATCTATGAAATAGAAGAATTAATTGAAGAAAGTGAAAGTAAACCTGGTCTTCTTATTTCTCACGGTATCAATTCTTTAATATTAGATTTTTCAGCCATTCTTTCCTTTGCTCTAAATTGTACAGCTTCGCCAAGTCATTCATTAACAGAAAGATTACTTAGTGAGCAAGAAGGTGTTTCTACTCAAAGATCACCAAATAAAATGTTTAAAACAGTTTTTGACAAAAATATTTTTTGTTCTGAAGAAAGCCAAAAGTTTTTTATCAACTTTACAAATCACTTAATTGGCCTTGAACGCAAAACTTATATAGGTGTAATGAGCTCTATTCGTACCTATGTTACAGGTATGCATAGAATCGCAGATGACTTTGAATTAGCATACACTCTACTTGTTGCATCTATTGAATCACTTGCACAAAATTTTGATGGTCACCAATCAACTTGGGAGGACTATGATCAGAATAAAAAGAAGATAATTGATGAAGCTTTAAAGGGATGTGAAGAAGATATTTCTGTAAAGGTTAGAGAGGCTATTTTAAGTATAGAACATACCTCTTTACGAAAAAGATTCCAAGCTTTTGCACTTGAACATGTTTCTCCCACTTTTTTTAGAGAGGAAGCGGATTTTGCAATTAATCCTATCTCTAGATTAGATTTACCCACTGCTCTCAACAATGCATATCAAGCTAGATCTAAATATGTCCATAATTTAATAAAATTACCAAAACAATTAACTTTAGCTAAATATTCGGAATTTTGCATAATTAAAGATAAAAGATGGTTAACCCTTCAAGGTTTATCAAGACTTGCAAGACATGTAATTATTCAATTCGTTATGAAGCAAGAGACTGTTGAAAATGAACCCTATGATTATTCATTAGAGCGATCAAATATTTTACAAGTACATTTAGCACCTCAATATTGGATTGCTGCACCAGACTTTAGTGAAGGTGCGGGAATTCAAAAGCTAGAAGGGTTTCTTTCTCAGTTAAAAGAATGTTTAACAAATACTCCTAATGCGAGTGTAACTGATTTAACGAATGTTTTAGATGAGTTCGAATCAAGAATTGATACATTAAAGCAAGTGGATAAAAAGGCTTTTCTTGCCCTCTATATTCTTTATAACGCTTATTTAAATAAATCTTTTGAAAATAGAGAAGTACGCGTAAAAAAAGTAAAACGATTTATTGCTAAACATGAGAATAAGATATCTAATCCTTGCGTAGAGGGTCTAATTGTTACATCTTTACTAACACTCCCTTTTGAATGGAATATTGAAGTACACGATAAATATTTAAAACAATATTTTAGAGAAAGAGATAAAAAATTAAAAATAAGATGTCCAGATATTTTTGAATCCGGAATGATACTTCAATTAGCTGAACGTTATAGAGAAGCAGGTAATGCAAAAAAAGCACTTGAATTAATAGAAATGGCGGTTGAAAACTTACCATCTCATCAGGGATTACGCCACTTTGAAATAGAATACAAACAACAACCACAACCCATTGATAGCAAGGAAATTCTATTTCCAAAAAATGAAGAAATAATTACTTAA